GGCAAGGCTCGGGTAAACACACTAAACTATCCGCGACTTCTCGTAATGGTGCAAAGAAGCGTTACAGGGGTCAAGGTAAGTGACAAAGGTTTATAACCTTTTTGCAATACCGATCTCAACAACACAACTTGACTACCCTGTTGATATAATAGAAACGTTATGTCAACAAGAACGTCGTAAAAACTCAAAAGGAGTTATTAAATCAAATCTTGGAGGATGGCAATCGGATAATATCATTTATCCTGATTCGCCATTCTTTTTTCTTCAGGATATTGAAAAGATTTGTCAAGAGGTTGCTAAGGATGTATTAAAGATTAATAAATCCGTTTTTTTAAATAATGCTTGGATTAATATCAACCAAAAGGATAATTTAAATCAAGTGCATACTCATCCAAATAATATTCTTTCTGGAGTTTATTATGTAAAAACTCCTGAGAAATGTGGAAATATAATATTCAGACATCCTAGTTTTGATATGATGGAAAGAGATTGGGAAGACATTGTTTCAGATTCAGATCATAATGTTTATAACAGTGATACATGGTGGTTACCTGCAAAAGCAAATACTTTATACATTTTTCCCTCTTGGATAAAGCATTTGGTTGGACCCAATATGAGTGATGAAGAACGTATTTCTATGTCATTTAATTTTGCTTAAATGTACATGTGAAAACCTGAATTTTCATACATACCTTTGTATGGTTTATCCGGGAAGCTCTAGGTTCCAATAGGTTAAATAAGGGAAGATACGAAATATTAAGTATGCCCTGTTTGATTGCGAATCTACCTTCCTATGAGGTATGGGTAAGAAAAGAATATCTCACTGATCATCAAAGTGGTCATGGTGAGTTTGTAAAGGGCGTCTGGGTGTCGGTTAAATCGATACCTGGGCGTGCTTTTTATTTTGAGACATACTTACCTGAGTATGCTGCAATGTATGATAAGTTACCTATCAGTGCATTTGTTTCTTCACCAGAGAAACCATCACCTGATATGGAGTTACATAACCTTCAGTTCTGGAACTGTATGGATTATGGCGTAACTGTTGTTCAGAAGCAGTTTGTAGGTAGT